TGCTAGGAAATAAAAGAACAACACCTTCTTGTGGATTGATGAAAAATGTTCTTGAGTTTAATTCATTATATTTCTTTACCATTGTTGCATCATCAACTGTATTTTGACTATTAGAACCTAAAAACAAACCGTTTGGATTTTCTCGATTGAGAAATATAGTTTGATGAGAATTAGGTGGTATATTTAAAAAATAAACAAAAGAAATATGACTTGTGGAGTGAATGTGCCACGGGATTTCTTTGTTATCTCTTGCTCTTGAAATCCAAGATTTTGTTATAGCATAATTAAAAATATCTTTATATTCTAGTATATCTAAAACATATTTTTTAACGTGAGAAATAATTTCTCCAAAGACAGGATGCAAAGTAGGTTCTAAATGTAACAATGGATGCACATCTTTCTGACCCTCGCTAACTACATCTGATCTTTCATTCTCTTTGTAGTCATATTTTGCATACAAATCATAGTATAGTTCCTTATAAACAGGATGATTTTCAACTCTTTCTGCATATATTGTGGTAGGAAAAACATTAAAAATTTGACTCATAATGTTACCTTCTTCATTTTCAGTAATCTAGTTGACCGATTTGTAAAATCACCAGAAAAAACTTTACCAACTAATTTATCAATATCTAGTTCATCGATTTCTACGGGTTTATTTTCATCTAGAATGGGTAACTTTTTCTCAGTATCTTCTATGCCAGAGTGTATTTTTTGAATTAAACTGAATTTGAAAGATTCTAAATCTGTCATATCAAGTTCGTCATATGAAACAGCGACTCTAATATGTTTATCAACAGGTAGTTGAGAATACAATCTACCAATCGATACATTAATCTGTTTTGTCTCAGGAAAATGTTCAAATATTTTACAAATTACTTTCATCTATTTGCATTATCTTGACTCACAACCCAAGTTGTAAGAATATACTTATCTTGACCTATCGGTGGATTACCTCTGTGTGTATGAGTAAATGCAGCAGGGAAAATAATTAATGTACCTTGTTTTGCTTTAACTCTTTTATTGATGTACAAAAATTCAGTTTCACCACCCTCTTCAACAGTATTCAAATACAGTTGGACAACTAATTTTCTAGGTGATACTTGAAGTCCTCCATTTTCATAATGCCAGCGATGAAAACCTCCACCAATAGGAATCTTCTTTGCCTTGACATCAAACATCAACATAACCTCGTGTTTTAGTAAACTATATCTATCTAAGTAATCATCAACATATTCTTTTACCATAGGTAAAAATGTTAATGGTAAATTATCTCCAGACAACATATCATATCTTGCATCATTATGAAAGTTTATAGTACTATGATCTTTATGGTCAGAGTCAAAGGGTTCTTTTATAATTATTCCATGTTCAACATAATGGTCAATATATCCAATAAATTTCTCACAATATTCCACTGAGACAGCATCTTCATAAACTGCTATAAAATCTGTTATCATAATTTTACACTCCAAGGATTTAAACAATATGTTGTCCTTTTACCTAAAAAAGGTTCTACACAATGATATTTACCAGGTGAAAAAATAACTAATCTATTTGTTTTAGGTGTGATTACATCATCCTCTATGTGCAATTTTCCACCCCTTAAATCTTCTACTTGAACATAGTATACCATAGAACACAATGGAAATCTAGTTACCCCTTCTTTTATTTTCATTTGCTCATCTTTATCTATATGCCAGTCTTTTGGAACAGTGTCGTTATGTGTCCAGAATTCATATCCCACACAAGAAGATAAGTCAAAAGGGTTACTTGCAATCTCGATCATCTTCTTACAAAAATCCACAAAAAGATGGTCATCTTTTAATGAGTACCATTTTTCTGTTCGATTTTTGTTATTCTGTTGTGCAAATTCTTGAAGAGTGGTTATATTATCAACCACATCATCCATTATAATAATCATAAAAAAATTAATTAAGAAATGCTATTACTAACGTTATCTCCTCCTCGTGGACCAGGTGTATTAGTATTACCATCAGAAGCATTTTGAACCGCTGTTGATCTAAAGATTATACCAAAACCTGGTGTTCCTGCATCGCCACCTGGTTGATTAGGGCCATATCCTTTTCTGTTTGGAGATGAACCTCTAGAACCGTTTTCTGCTGCGTCATTTTGATCTCCACCTCTTCCACCTCTTCCTCCAGATGCACCACCTGAAGAGTTACCACCATCACCAGGACTTCCACCAGCGTTGGGAGAACCGCTACCACCAGCACCACCATCATTTCCAGATGATGGGGGTCCAAATGCACCAGTTCCTGCTGAACCACCGTCTCCTGCGGGGAAACCAGCTCCTCCTCCACCGCCACCGCCAGAGCGACCATAATCTGTTGAACTTTTACTGGGGTCGGAGTTACCACCACTACCTCCTCCTCCTCCACCATAACCACATCTTATAGCTCCATTATTATCAATATGAATAGCGTGTTGAACTCCTAATGCTGAAGTACCGTTACCTGCCTTAGCTGGTTTTGCACCACCAGGTCCAGAACCTTTTCTTCCATCACCACCAGCACCTAAAAGTTCACCACTACTACCTATATCTAATCTTAAATCTGTTCCACTCGGCCAACGACCTGTTCTTAATGCACATCTTCTTCTATCACCATTAAAACCACCACTACTTGATTGTTCTGATCCAATTCTTTTGTTAACGTGTATTATAACTTTTTTACCACCTTGCCAGTTTGAAGAATCTAAAGTATTACCACTTGAATCATAGGAACCACCTGGTCTGGTTTTAAATCCTCCAATAACCTTAACATTATCAGATTGATTTTGATATTTCCAAGTTGCTACCTGATTATTATCACTACCACCTCCAGTTCCTGTTCGATTTTGATTACTACCTGAATAATAATCAATAATCATATTTAATTTTTTACCATAAAAATCACTAAATTTTATTTCTCCAGAGGATGGTATACCATCATCCAAAGGTTTATTTCCTAATTGACTAGTATCTTCACCAGGTCCTAAAAAACTACTTTGAGGATTACCACCATTGAAAGCAGGGTCAGTTCTACGATATTTTCCTAAACGACGATCACCACCACCTGAACCAAATTCTGCTTCTATTTCTTGAAATGATAATGGATTTCCTGAATTTTTAATAGTCATTAGTTGAGATCTACAAATGATGTACCATTAAATACTCGAAGTTTATTTGCTTGAGTATTATATATTATAGCACCTGCGACTGGATTGGCATTTGTTACTGCTGTTTGCTGTGCATTAGTTAGTTTTGGTGGTATCATATACATTTTATTTGCTTCAGCACCACTTATGTTTTTACCAGCATCAGAAAAATCAACTGCACCTACTCTTGTTGTTCCTCCAACTCCTATTGAATCAGTGAAAACAGCAGGACCACCACTTACAATTAATTTATTTTCACTAAAATCTGCAGTTCCTATCGCTACCCTACCACTCGCACTCACAATAAATTTATTATCATCACCAGTTCCACTACTTATTCTATGTCCATCAGAAAAATAATTACCACCAATCGATAATTTTCCAGTTACTTGATAGTCTTCTGCTGTGCCTACACCAGAGATAGTTAAATTATTAAATGTTGATACACCTGTTATTGCATTTACATTTCCTGAGAATTGTCCATTGACATTACCTACCACATTACCTTGTACATCTCCAATTAAAGTTCCTGAAGAAAGTGTTATATCACCACCGAAAACAGCATCTCCACCTATATTTGTATTACCAACAACTTGGAATGGTACAGTGGGTGTTGTAATTCCAATACCTAAATTTCCTGATGATGTAAGAGTCATTAAAGGTGTGTTTACTCCTATCAACCAATGAAAATCACCAATAACTGCACTTGAATTATTTTGACTTAGATAGTAATTAAAATTATCTATTCCGTAATTTACAATGTCAAGTGATTGTGGATGACTGTATGCTTGACCAGCGGCTCCACCATATCTTAGTTCTGCATTGTTTGTATTATTTGTACCTGTTTCCCTACCAAGATTTAATCTTGCTGCTCCAGTTTCACTAGTGATTTGAATTTCAACATCACCAGTATTTCTAACTTGTATATCATGTGCAGGAGCTTGTGTTGTTCCAACTCCAAGTTTAGTTGCGAAAATAGTTGATGAAGCACCAACGTAAGTTGCACTTATATCTCCTCCAAATGTTGATGTTTCAGTAACTTGGAAAGTTCTAGTGGTTGTAAGTCCTGCAACTGCAACATTTTGATCGAACGTTGTAATACCTGCAACACTTACGTTATCTAAATTAGTATGTCCATCTACATCTATATCTGAATTTAAATCTATATTGCCAGAGAAGGTAGAAATACCTGTGACTGCAAACTGATCATCAACTGTGACTGTTCCACCAGCAGAATCAATTGTTAGATTACCTGTGGATGTATCTATCTCATTATCATTCGTTATTCCTATCTGAATATTGTCAATAGTTGCTCCACCATCACCGTTTATCAATCCTGTAAAAGTAGATACTCCTGAAACACTAAGATTATCAAGATTTGTGTGACCATCAACGTCTATATCAGCATTAACGTCTAAATCAGAATTGAAAACTGTATTAGATGCAAATGTAGTCACACCAGATATACTAACATTATCTAGATTAGTGTGTCCATCTACATCTATATCTGCATTTAAATCAATATTACCTGAAAAAGTTGAATTACTTACGATATTACCAGTCAAATCTCCAACGAAAGATGGTGCTGTTACAATTCCAGATACTCTGACATTACCTACGGAACTGATACCAACACCCTCTTGACCAGCATCAACCTTTCCACCAACTTGGAGGGTAAACCGAGGATCATTAGTCCCAATACCAACATTGCCACCAGTATTAAAAATACTTGTATATCCTAAACCTACATCAACATCATCCCATTGTGATGTTGGCATACCCTGTAAATATCTTGCATCACCATAATACGTTACAATACCAGTAGCATCCATAGATGGATTTGTAATTATTCCACTTCTTATACTAACTCCCGCACCAATAATTGCTGTTGGTTCTAAAGTTGTAACTGTCAGAAAACCAACATTTGCCTTTGTAATTGTCGCAAAACCCGATACATTTACATCACCACGAACATCAAGAGCTTCTGTTGGTACAGTTGTTCCGATACCGACCAAACCAGTCGTAGTCACTAACAGATTGTCATCATCAACCTGTACCCCGTTACGAAAATTAAAATTCTTCTTGATATTTGCCATCAGTTATATTTTTAGTTATTTATTGTTTTCAAGTGAATTAACTTTAGCAGTTAACTCTTTAACCGCTTCAATTAATATTGGAATCAACCTATCATAGCGAACCGCTTTATCACCATTATCTCTTGTTTCGGTGATACCTGGTAACCCAAGTGCCTCAACCTCTTGAGCAATAATACCAACATCATCAGTTCCATAGTAATCTGATTTTTTATTCCAAGAAAATATATTACCACTCAAAGATAATATTTTATCTAATGAATTAGGTATTGGAACAATATTTTCTTTTAATGAAATATCTGAAGTATTAAATGCAATGATATCATTACCAGCAAAAATTTTATGTCCAACAGCTAGACCACCATCAATTACAACCGCACCAACTGTTTTACTCTCGGCATTTGTATTGTTATGGAATCTAGTTATCTGATCAACTTCAAATTGTGTACCTACTTCAATTAAATTAGAACCTGAGTTAGCAGATCTTAAAATTAAATTTCCTGCAAGAGTATCAATTGTTGAACCTGTAAGATGACCAAGACGGACATTATCAATAGTCGCTGATGTAGCAACATCCAATATTCCTGTAATATCAACACCACCTGAAACAGTCTCTAATTCTAAGGCACCCCCATGATAAAGTTTAACTTCGCCTGTGCTCCTTTCACATTCAATAAATGAATCAAGACTGCCATCTGCATTAACTCTCTCTAAGTTAATACCAGTACCAGATGGTCCTACCTGCAATCTTAATTCTTGTGAACCATTATGTGTAATTTGTGTTCCATCACCAGCACCATTACCTGGAACGTGTTGTATAGTTGTATCATCACCAGTACCAAATGATATTCCAATATTATCATCTAAACGTATTCGATTAGCAACAACATCATATCTAAGATTAGGATCTGTTGCAGCTGCTGTCATTGTAGCACCATTAGCTGTAATATTAGTGAAAACTAAAAATTGGTCAGCACCTGTTGTAGGATGATCAGTCATCGAAGCACCAGTATTTGTCAATCCAGCACCGTTCCCTGTGAATGTAGCTGCTGATATATTGTCAATTCCTGATATATCAGTTGCACCATCACCAATAATATTACCACCAATACGTAAGTCTTTAGCAAGACCAAGACCACCATCAATAACAACTGAACCTGTAGTTACACTTGATGTGTTTGTTTCATCTCTAAATCTACCATCTTGAGCACTTATCTTTGCTTCAGTGGTAAGTTGTTTTGTTGGGTCTGATAATCTAAGATTGTGGTTAAGAGTAACAGGACCATCAAACTGTGATAATATTTGTTTTGAACTACCACCTTCAACCAATAATCTTTCTTTGACAATAACCTCATCAGCAACAAAACTGAGACGATTTGGATCTTCACCTGTAACTGTTGGAACTGGAATATCAAATGTAGTTTGCTGTCCACTTGCGGATGCAATCTTAGTATTACCAATATAGAAATCACCCTTGTCATTCATACCAGTGTAAACAACGTTACCACAAGATGTTTCTTGAGATTGGTTTAGAAATTCTTCTCTTTCTGTAAGTGATCTATTCTGTAATTGTGGTAATGCAGTTGAATAGTTACCTGGACCAAAACCAACATATTCAAACGTGTGACCTGATGACCTTAATATAGATGGTCTACGAAGTTCAATTGGTAGTGGTTTGATTTTTTTAATTCTAGATTCAACTAAATGATTTCCAGAATTTGTTCCTAGTGAACCACGAATCACCGTTATCTCATCACCACCAGATCCACTAAGTGAACTTGATGCAACACGCATAATTTCACCACCAATCTGAACATAACATCCAAGAGGAAAACGCTTTGTAATAGATGTTGCTGTTGTTGTGCCATCAGGAAGAGTAACTTTAAATGCGACTTTAGAAGTATTAATTGTCTCTTTGAGTATTAATGATTCATGGTCATATGTATTGTACCCTCTTACATCAATGTTTTCACCAGCAGCACTTGATATAGATTCATTATCTGATAAACCATGTTTTAGAATATATTTTGGATCTGTTAATGATGTTGTGGTTTTTGCACTAAACGTAGTTACTCCAACAACTGATGTTACAACGAAATCTCCTAAGTTAGCGTCACTACTGTTTAATATTCTAAATTGATTACCAACAACAAGTCCATGATCTACTGGAGTTGTAAACGTAGTAATTCCCGATGCTGTTGTAGCACTACCAACTGCTACCCAAGGACCCATATCATGTATCTGTTGTCCATTGAATAAAACTTCATTTGCTGTCTTCTTGACAGTTATTTGTTTTGTAGTATCAACAGCTTGGATACGATGATATGAATCAGTTCCTGTTGAAAGACCTGTGACTTGAATATAATTACCAGTGGCAGATGAAATACCAGCAGTAGTAATACTTATTTTTGCACTAGGAGCACCACCTATACCACCTTGATCAACGGGTAAAGAATCAAAGAATAATTCTTCACCGTTAGTGTAAGCAGAACCACCCTCAGTAATTTCAACTGAAGTTACAGAGTTACCTGAAACAGTAACTTTTGCTGTAGCACCATCCCAAGGTGCAGATGCTGGTGTTGTATCATTATTAAGTAATCTGACATTATGATATGTACCATTTGTATGACCTGTACCACCAGTCAATGTTGCATGATATTTTAATGATTGTAATCCATGTTCTTCATCTAATACGATGACAGCAGTGGTTGCATTATTTGTAACAGTGGTGATTCCTATTGATTGGTCAAAATTCTTAACAAATTGGTTAGTTGTTTCTCTTGTAATACTTTTTTTCAAGTCATTTGTGACAACTTGACCTATTGGAAATCTTTTTGCGTAAGATGCAGCTTCTTGTGGGTTAGCATTTACATTATCACGATCATATTCTGGATATAAATTAACAATATTCTGATTGTATTTGTTTTCAACAAATTCATCAGATACCTCATCCATAGCATTATTGCTATTCAATACAAATAAGTGAAATACACCATCCTGAACTCCTTCAATGTAGGGAGTGATAGTTTCAGTCCTGTAAATAAAGAAGTTACCACTATTATCATTGCGGTCAAAACGTGGTAATGTTGTCGTACGAGTATGTGTATTATTGACAAAATCACCTACTGTATGGACTGAATTAGAGGTATCGGTATTTGAATATCTAAACTCTTTGTTATTAACTACCTGACTAACAATGAATGTTCCATTGTATCCTTTATTAGGATTAGCTGAAGTGTTTGTTGAACTCTGAACGTTTCTAACGATGATTTGATCACCTACATTTAAATTATGTGGTTTATCTGAGCGAATCTTAACTAAGTTTTCAGTGCTATCAAAACTCGCCTGTGATATGAATCTTGTATTACGGTCAAAAGCATAATCATTTGTGCCGATAGATGTTTTATTAAAATCAGTGGCAGCTAAAACATTTGTAGAACTAGAGTCTTGTAAAACGAATCCATCTGTAGGATTTCTACCATTTGATAATTCCTTCGGAACAACATATCTTAACTTATAAATTTTCTCATCTAAACTTCTATCATCATCTTTTCTTAGAATATATGAAATATCACCACTATCTGCACCTGCATAAATGCTTGATCCGTCGTGTATAGTATTTCCTGTGGCACTTGTATGAACGAACCATTGTCCTGCTGTTGAATCAAATTGTACAGGATGTCCTGCTTCATTTGGTTTTTTATCTGAAACTCTACTAATAATCCTAAATTTATCTGATGTGTTTGCAACAGTAGCAACAAAAACAGGATTAGCGAGTTCAGCATTAGTTTTTGATGATGCTATTCGTATTTCATTTGCACCTAATGCACTATCTTGAGCACTTGTAATTGCAAAATAAACTGTATGCGGGTCGATATTCTCAGGTAAATCACCATTATCTGCTATAATACGAACTGATTCTCCATTTGCTAACTCGTGCTGTGGTCCAATTATTGAGAATACTGATTTCTTTGATGCACTTGCAGAGGAATGAGTTGATTCATAGTTTTTCTCTGATGTGTTTGAAGATCCAGTGCCATCAGCTTTTGGCATAACAACTGTTGCTTCAAATGTAGAACCATTTTTATCAACAAATAATTTTTCTCCAACTTTTGCACCAACTCTAAAACCCTGAACGATGTGTGATGGAGGGAGAGTTTCTGTTTTTTCAGCAAACAAGAAAAACTTTGTAGGAGTTGTACTCTTTCCAATCGCTACTGAGGGTTCTACCTGTAAGAATTCAATCTGCTGATCCTCGTTTACCACAGAACGTGGAGTAATCACAGAAGT